ATGGTCCTACAGTTACCGATACAGACATGAAAAACTCTGGATTAGGGGAGGTTCTAATGCAATTAATTCCCAACAAATACAAAGCAATCGGTAATTATGTAGTTCCCATGATAGAAGAAAAGATAAAAAACGACCCTACTCTAGTAGATAAATTCTATGAAAAAATTAAATCAGCCAATAATAAACCGACCCAATCTCCAGGTCAAGTTGAAGCAACTGCAACCTTGTGACATGTGCGCTGATACTATAGATGGCCATCCACATGGGATAGTTAGAACCGTAGACCTACAAAGTGGGTCTAACAAAATAGACCCTATTTACAATACTACTGAGGATTGTCCAAAGTGCAAGGGAGAGAAATACATTTGGGTATGAAGGAATTTGAATATTGTGGGGATTTTGTGCGTTATTATTGTGGGATATGTTTAGAAGAAAATTGTATTTTTTATCCTTGTAAACATGTGGATATTTTACTTAATCATATTCGTAAAAAACACAATAAACAATATAATTAAGATTCTTTCTTAATCATCATGGATTTGAGGGATTTGAGTCTAGCGGAATTATTAATGATAAAGAAAGTGGTATTAACAGAATTAAAAAGAAGAGTTAAGATTCTTTCTTAGAACGCCCAAGCGCTGTCTGAAGTCTTTTTACGCCTAGAAACACGTTTCTTAAGACCCACATAAGCACGTCTTGCAGTTTTTCTAACACCACCTTTTCTGGTGGAGCGTTTCCTTCTTTTTTTTGTTTTACTTTTTTTACCATTTCTTAAGCGCTTCATTTTAGCTCCCCAGGCCTTAGCAGCCTTAGAACCAGCCTTCAAGTAACGCTAACCCCCAAACCGCTATAATACGACTTTGCTGCAGGGCTTAGACTAGGTACACTTGCCGTAGTTCCTGAGCTCCAAGTAATAGTAGAAGATGATGGTCTCAAAACTCCATTATTAGTTTCACCTTGTTCCTGTGCAACAGCTCCAGCATTTGCTGACCCTGCAACATCTGATGTATAATAAACTAAATCTTTTAACGAGAAAAGAGGGTCTAGCAATTTGCTCGAACCAGAACCAATTGACCGTAGTGAACTCCCAATTCCCGCGCCTATTGAGGCAATTCCCTTGCCAGTTTCTTGGAGGGCTCCCGCCGTTCCAAGAGCTGATGAGGGTCTGATTAAGGTATTGAGAAGAAAAGCGCCAACGAGTCCTAAAGCCAAGTAGGAAGTAATCTTACCTATAACCATAGATTTTGAAGATAAGAATACTTATTAAGCATTCTCTATTCTAAGAACTGAGAATGGCATTCAAATTAAAAACAGGTAAAACATTAAACAAGATTTTAGCAGGTGCAGGAATTGCAGCCTTAGGAACTGTAGCATTGGGTATGATAGCACCTAATCTCGCAACAGGCGTAATGGGAAAAGCAATTACAGCAGGCGCAGGTTTTCTAGTTGGTGGTTTGCCAGCAGCAGCAGGCGCAGTAGCTACCGAAATGATTGCAGGAAGTGCCAGGACCTTTACCGGCGCTAGTTCAATGGGCGGTTTGCAGGAGACGACATTATAATGGCCGTCCCAATAATGCGGGCCTATACTACTACAGGCGCAGCACTTAACGTTTTTACACCTTCAACAGATAACGTAACAGGCCTTACTATTCAGCAACTTAATAAAAGTAATACAATTTTAGACTGTGTAAATAATCCAGACCCACCAGGTGCAGCAGCATATGAAAATAATATTTTAGTAAACGGTATACAATCAGGGGTTACAAACTTTTCAGTAGCCAGTTCAGCAGCAAGCGCAGGTAGGGTGGTTTTTGGTCCTATACCCGTAACTGTTGGAGGGTCGGCTGGAGGAAAACAGTTATCATATCAGTCTGGACAGGTGGTTACAGGTGGCGGTATCGCACAATATCAATTCGTTGTAAAATACGCAGATAGTTTCTAGGTGGCAAAATGCCACAAATGATTCTCGGTTATGAAGTAAGAGTAAAACCGAATGATACAACAGCAGAATCTACTTTTGTTGCTAGTTCAATCGCAGCAGGTGCAGCCGCAACTACTGTACATTATCCCACAGAATTTAGGGCAATAGCCATATCAGTTGCAATTAAAAATCAGGATGCAGCCAACACATGCACCTTTTCAATAAATCGACAGCCTGCAATTACATTAAGCGCAGGTGCAGACCAAAACATAAACGGACAAAACATAGTAAGCGTTCAAGTAACACCAGGTGCAGCAGGGTCTACTGATATTTTGGCACAGGTCACACCCATGTATTTATCAACAGAACAAACTCGCTTTAATTTAGCAAGGGGTTAAAATGGGATTTTCAGGTGGGGGTACTAACGTATTAAAACCACATAAACACTCTAGTGCAGTCCAGGACGGTTCGCCCCTAAATATGAATAACGTTACAGAAGCTACACTTTCCGCAGGAGATGTAATTTACAGTGATGGAAGCGCATTACAACGCTTATCTTATCCTGGAGTTCCTGCAGGGGAATCTTTAACAGCAGCAGCATTATCTTCTGCGCCTTCATGGGCATCAGCATCAGGTGCGGTGTTTGATAAAATTGCCGAGCAGACGACACCAGGAACCAGCATCGACACAGGCGCATTGTCAGCGTGCGATAACTACACACGTTTACTGTTTATGTTTACTTTTGAGAATGATGATAACGTCCCGTTAGATATACAATGGTATGATAATACTGGGGCGTTAATAACTTCGTACTATCAGTTATTTGGTTTTACAAATAGCGCATTTTTTAATTTATCCCCAAATGTAGCCTCCTTACAATTATCTAATTCTCTCAACGTTGGTACGGAAGGCTGCGGGGGTTTTGTAGAACTTTACAATCGTAGAATGATTGGGGGATATGGTGCCATCGGTCGTGCTTCTTGGGTAGGAACGGGCGACGGTGGCACATGTTCTTTTTTGAATAAAGGTTATGATAATCTCAACGGTGTAGCGGTTCAGGGATTTTCTATGCTCAGCCCCGTCACATTTGATAATGCCCTGTGGGTTTTGTACGGGTCCACTTAATTAAAAAAAATTAAAGTAGAGTAATAGAATTATTTGTAGAAATTGTTACCTGGCAATCTTCATAACATTTACGGCATTTTGGAGTCAGTATCTCTTTAGGCATATATTGTTTACACACTACGCATTTTTTACGAGCTATAATTTCTATAAATTCAGTTGTCATAATTTGTATTTCTCTTTTATTTTATCAGTTATCTCTTTTTTATTATAAATTTCTTGTATGCAATTAATAAAATATTGACCGCCTAATCCGTCAGGATAGTTATTATCTTCGTTGATACAAATTTTTAAAATTAAATCAAGTAATTCTATATTTTTAAATTGTTTTCCGTTAAAGGAAAAGATTTTATCATTTTCACTTTTCGAACCTTCTTTAATTGTTATACTGCTCAAGATTCAATCCCCTTCTCAGTTGCTATTTCTAAGATACAATACATCATAGTTTCACTGGCCGTTTTTTTGTGGAGTTGGGTCTTTAGTTGGTCCAGAACACTCCAGTAAGTTGTAGGCATTGTTATTGTTACTGCGCTCTTAATCTCTCCCACACCTGCTTTTCTTCTGCGCTCACGTTCTTCTTTTGTTACAAAATCTCTGTCTAAATAACTCATATTCTGTCTAAGTCCTACTATGATTTAAATATATATATCAAGAATTTTCGAGCATATAGATATTCCTAGGACCCTTTAATGAGGTGCAGCCCAACGCCCTACCTACTAAATACCCTACTGCTGGACACTGCTCGCTCGCTTCGCTCGCTCACTTAGGACATGGGAGTAATTGTTATAGGGGTTTTTGTCAGCTTTTGTTACCTTTCACCTACCTTTTTTGACCATAATAACACTTACAACTAAGCAATTTCTTTAAAATTATGACATGGAAGAACTATTATCTTCAGCACTTATCCTGGTGGCGTGTATATCTGCAGGTGTTTCCGCTTGTTTCATCGCTAGGGGTAGGTCTAGCATTAACAAACACTCTCGCCAGAGGATTAAAGACTTTGAAAGTGATATTAAATATTTAGCAGACAGCAAAAAAGAAGAAGCTTATGAGTATAGGAAAGAAATTATGAGATTAAAAAACGTAGTAAGCAAAGCCAAAGATGGTCCTACAGTTACCGATACAGACATGAAAAACTCTGGATTAGGGGAGGTTCTAATGCAATTAATTCCCAACAAATACAAAGCAATCGGTAATTATGTAGTTCCCATGATAGAAGAAAAGATAAAAAACGACCCTACTCTAG